CGGTGCGTCCCATGGAAGCGCGCATGCTGCGGCTGATATGCGAGCTGCACCGGCAAGGGGCGGAATGGAGGCCGCTACTGTTGAGACACGGAATTGATCCGGCGGGGGTGCTCGATGCCGAAGGGGTTATATAAGGTCGGATAAATCGGGCGTTTCACGGTCAGGTAAAGGCGTGAAACTGACCAGCAACGTCTTTTTGCCGCGCACGTAGCCCGCCGCATATTTTAGCACGCCCCTGCCCGTGGTGATATCGCCGTCCTGCATTAGCCTGCGGATACGCTTGGACATAGTATCGGGCTGGGTATCGCAGAAAAACGGAGTACCGCATACCGCTTCCGCCGCTAAGGGGCTAGTCAGGGGTGCGTTTACCAAAACATCCTCTAAGGCTTTGATAAGCTCAAGGTCGGCGTTTTTGCGTATGGTGACGGGGTTAAAATGCACCGGTTCAAGCACGCCTACGCTTTCGCCGCTGTCGATTTCGCCGGTGCTGTTGAGTATAACGCCGATGCGCTTGAAATACTTCTTATGGGCGCCCGGCGCTGACATATTGGCTTTGGCTTGCTCGAAAATAAGATAAAAACTACGGTCTTCATCACTAATGCCGTACCGTTCCGCGTCTTTGGCGCTCATGCCGTTGAGTGTCCATACGCTGCGCGCTACGCCGATAAGCGATGATGCGCCACGGGCAGAATTAAAATCGCCGGAATGGCCTTCGCTGGAAGCATTCGAAGGTTTGCGCGTATGGTGTATGAGGATGACGGCGCAACCGGTTTGCTGCGCGATATACCGGTACATAGCCGCGATTTTGATAATCTCCTCATTGCTGTTTTCCTGCGCCGGATGGGTTTCCGAAAAAGGATCGACAATTAACAACTTAATATTGTTTTCTTTTACGTAGAGAATGATTTTCTCCATATCGTCGGGGACTATCCGGCCGTCGGCCAGTTTTTTGGCTATCCTTAGCCTTCTTTGTTCACCGCTATTGAGAAAAATCCGTTCCCCGATAGCTTCTTTAGTTATGCCGTAATGGAGCATACAGGCGACTAAACGGCGTTCCATTTCTTCGGTATCATCCTCGTTATTAAAGACGGCGACGGCTCCCGGTTCGCCCGGATCAAAACCCATAAATGCTTTGCCGGAAGCTTTGCTGAGCGCGGTGGCGAGGGAAAGAGTAGATTTTCCTACGCCGGGTTCAGCAATCCACAGGCTGAGCTGTTTAGCGGGGGTAATGCCGGGGATAACCCATTGGCGTTTGGGTATCTGTTCAGGCGTTTTGGCTTGCCAGGGGGCATTGAAGTTGTGTTTCAGAGGCGCTTTCGGTACGTCTTTGGGCATATCGAATTCAGCAAGCGGCGATTTCGCGCCGGTAGCATTCTGCGCCGATTTATAGGCGGAATTGGCTTTGGCGATAAGCGCGTCATGATCCCATGGAGGTTCGCATTGCGGATTCCAGTGTTCGGCGGCGAGGTCGATAGCGGTCTGGATGGCGACGCCTCTTTCTTTGAGCTGGCAAAATGTTTTGTAGGTGTGGATGTCGCCGCCGTCGCCTTCAACTGCTGGTGGATGGTTTTGCAGGAAGTTTATCGCCGCTTCGATGTCACCCGGATCATCGGCAATGATGGTTTTTCCGCTGTCGCGTGCTGTCGGTTCGGTTGCTTTGCCGAGTGCGGTGAGCTTTTCACTTAGCCAGTCAGGGAGCGGTTTAGGTTCTATGTCATGTTCGAGGATGTATGTTTTACCATTCTTAGTACTGCCGGCGGCGATATAAAACCCGCCGTCGCTGCGCACGTCAATGCCGGGGGCTAATTTCTCCACGCTGTTTTTGAATCCTGATGCTTTGTAGATAAGATGCAAACCCCCTGATGCGGTGGTCTGCATTCTGGTGACGCCCCAGCCGTAATCGGCTTGCCATTTTTCGTATGAAACGCGGCCCTGCTTTCCGTTTTTTACGTCAACGTCAATAACGGTGACGCCGGATTTATAGCAATCGACACCGATATTATAGTCCTGCTCAAAACCTAAGAACGGGCAGATAAACCAGTCTTTGATCGTGGCGGGGTTGCGCGTGGATCGTTCGCGCCAGGGGAGTATCGGGGTATTGGTTTCAGTATCGCAGGGAAAGACATAAAATCCCTGTTGGGCGAGTTGCAGCGCATGTTCGAGTTTTGATGTCATGCGTTCACTTACGTTCTCTTTATGTTTGGGGCTGCACTTCCACACGGCGGATTGATACGGTAGAATTTTTTGCGGTGATTTGTAAAGCGGAAAATGTCAGTTACATACTACATTTAGTTCTTGCATGTGTGCAAATGTCTGGGTAATGTGTCAAGCCTATGATGACAAATAAAACGCTGCTAACCGAGATTGAGCGCTTCTGTGAACGGTTTTCGATGTCCCCTTCGGGCTTCGGGAGGCTGTTTTTAAACAACCCGAATTTTGTCAGCGACCTGACTAAAGAAGGATTCTCTCCGAAGTTAAGCACGATTAATAAATTACAGGTGCGGATGAAAAATTACAAGCCAAAGGGGAGTGAGTAGCATGGATGGTTTACCGGTACGGGGAACGATTTTAGCTAAGGCTTCTATAGCGACTTTGAAAGAAAGGAATGTGTCGTATGGCGATTGCTATACCGATATGTCCTGCGCCGCTGAACTGGAAGCGATCTATACACGCCATGCCGGAAAGAAATACGATCCGGCGCATGATGAGGCGATGCGGCGGGTGTTCTGCAAAATAGCGCGGATCGCTTGCGGTGCGGTGGGGCATGAAGATAACTATGTGGATGGTTCGGCGTATTTCGCCATTGCGGCGGAATGCCAGGCAGTAGCCACGAAACCATATGTTGCCCCGGCAGCGTTGAGCGGATCGCTTAAAGATTTCATTCCTGAATTGCGGAAAACTAACCGCCTCGATGGTATCAAGCCGGTGATGAAAGCCCGTAGCAGTCTGCGCTGCGTGCATTGCCCGGATAAAGACGCGATTGTGGGGCGCGACATTTGCTTGGATTGCAACGATGCGTATGAAGCGGCTAAAGGCCATGTCCAGCATTACGAATATAAAGGACAGCCATGATCGTGATCGAAATAGATGGCAAACCGGTAGCGAAAGGACGCGGGCGCATTGGCCGGATGGCTGATGGCAGGCCGACGATCTTCACGCCGGCGGCGACGCGGGCCAATGAGAACCTTATTAAGATGCAGGCCATGCGCGCCATGAAAGGCCGCGATCCGATAGAAGGGGCGGTCGAGGTGACGGTGAATGTATTTATCTCACCGCCGAAGTCGATGACTAAGGGGCGGCGTAAACTGGCGTTATGCGGCGTGATGCGGCCTTGCGCCAAGCCGGATACGGATAATTTTCTAAAATCGGCACTTGATGGGATTAATACGATTGTGTTTCGGGACGATAATCAGGTAGTCGATCTGCACGGGCATAAGCATTACCGCGAAAAAGCCGGAATGGTAATTGAGGTGCGCGAAATAGGATCGGCTGTGGATATGGTGGTATGACCCTCACCCCCTTTGATTATCAAGTAACCGGTAGCGATTTCTTAGCCTCGCGCCGCCGCTGCTTGTTGCTGGACGACCCTGGCACCGGTAAGACGCTGCAAGCGATACTGGCCGCCGATAAGCTCGACAGTAGTTCACTCGATGTAATCTGCCCGGCCAGCGTTGTCCGGCAATGGGGGAAAGCGCATGAAGACATATCTGGGCGAAGCCGGGCATTCACTGCGTATTCCTATAACAAGGCTAGGGATCAAGGTGTACGCGGGCGCCCCTTTATATTGTGTCTCGACGAAATTCACTATCTCAACAATCCGGCCAGCGGTCGAACGCGTCGCATTCTCGGCAGTGAGCGCTACGGTACTGATGGCGGTATATGTAAGGCCGAATACGTCTGGGGAATGACCGGCACATGGATGACCCGCGATCCGTCGGCGCTCTATGCGGTGATGCACGCCATTATCCCCGGATCGCTGGCATTGGGCAATGGCAACACCATGGACTATTGGCAATTCATGAAAAAGTTTTGCGTTATGTATAATACAGGATTTGGCATGAAAGTGGTGCACGGCCAGAATCTCCCTGAACTACAGGAACGACTGGCGCCGTACATCCTGCGCCGCACGAAAGCCGACGTGCGCAAAGACTGGAAACACCCCGTTACGGCGGAGCTGTGGCTCGACCCCGAAGAATCCGGCGATATGCTGGATAAAGCTGAACTGGAACCCGAAGCGCGCGCTATTGCGGACGCTTTCAAAAGAGGAGGATTCGATGCTTTGGAAAGCCTCTCTGATAGCGACAATACTGGTATCAGCCGTTATCGCCGGTATTGTGGCATTCTTAAAATTCTTCCTGTGGTAAAATGGTTGCTCGATCAATTCGACGACGGTTTACAGAAAATCGTTTTGATCTGTGTGCATCGGGAAGTCATCGAAGGCATACAGGCGAAGCTGGCGGAGCAGGGCGTTGCGGCGTTCGTTTATTATGGCGGCATGAGCGGCAAGGAAAAAGACGCAGCGAAGGAGTCTTTCATAAAATACGAGGGACCAGCGGTTATGGTCGGGCAAATTGATGCGGTAGGAACCGGCGTGGACGGGTTGCAGACTGCCACGGGGCGGATGCTGTTTGTAGAATGGTCGTGGATTGCCGTACACAATCAGCAGGCGCTTGATCGGTTGGATCGCGTAGGACAACAGGAAAACGTTCTCGGCCAGTTCGCCGCGTTCGAAGGATCGCTTGACGGTGCGATAATGACCGTTGCGGCCCGCAGGGCAAAAGAATCGCAACAACTTTTTGGATAGGAGACTTTTATGAGTTCTGATACCACCACACCGACCAACCCCACGCCAGCCATCATCACGCCAGAAACCGCAGTAGAAACTGAAGTTGCAGCGCAGAATGTCGCCGCTTCGACCGCAACGGTTGATGACGTGGCGGATATTACGGTAAACCCTACTGCACCGCTTGCCGATTCTACCATGCCTGTAGTGGAACCTACGGTCACGCCGGCAGTTGTCAGCGCGGAACCGATTGACGAAAAGAAAGCCATCGAAAACGACATTCATCCCATAGCGAAAACGATATGGGCGGAATTCAAAGGCGATCTGGCTGCGGCGGTGCTGTGGTTGGAAAATGAGTGGAAAAAGACTGTCTAACATTTGAGGAGAAAGCATCATGACGATCAAAATTGAAATCTACGGCGACAACCTGTTTGACGTTCTTAAACAGCTACAGAGCTTTTCGGCCAATGCCGGTAACGCTGAAGCAACAGAAGCCGTTGCACCAATACCTGCTCCTGCGCGTGTAGCTGAAGTGGTTGCTGAAGTAGTTGAAAAGAAACCCGCTAAAGAGAAGAAAGCAAAAGAGGAAAAAGTATCCGAACCTACAGCCGAAGTCCTTGCGCCTGAAAAAACAAAATATGTTTTACAGGACGTAATCAACCGCGCTATTGGCGCCGCCGGTAAGAAAGGCGAATCGGGGCATGAGGAAACCATTCTGCAATTGCAGAAGCTGAATATTAAATTCGGCGTGGCTAAGGTCAGCGAAATCCCGGCGGATAAGATCGACGGGTACATGGCCGAAATGGATAAGGTGTTTCCAGCTAAGGCCGAAGTGATTACGAGTGGTAATATTTTCTAACAATTAATGAAGGTCCAATTTTATGCGAACTTTTTATGGAACGAAGAATATTGCTGCTAAACCTATGTCGCGGCTTGAATATAACCAATTTCGCGGATGGGAATTGCCCAACAATGAAAATGGTGCCGATGAAGGGTATTTGGTCGAATATCTTGATGGAGGAAAACCTAATGTCGAAGGCTACGCAGGCTATGTAAGCTGGTCGCCTAAAGAGCAGTTCGAGAATGCGTATCAGTCCACCGAAGCTATGTCCTTTGGGCATGCTATTGTGGCATTGAAAGCAGGGCATAAAGTTTCACGTAAAGGATGGAACGGAAAGGGTATGCTCCTTGTTTTAGTACCCGCTACAGTGGGGATTAAATTCGGCATGGGAACGCCTTATGGAAAGGTATGTGACGGTGATGTCGAAAGCACGATTAACGCGCATATTGATATGCGCACTGCTACTGGAGAAATGCAACCTGGCTGGTTAGCATCGCAGACCGATATGCTCTCTAATGACTGGGGCATCGTAAACTAAAATGTCAACCGCGCAACACGCTAAACTCAGCGCCTCCGGTTCTCACCGTTGGATGGAATGTCCAGGGAGCATCCGCATGTCCGAAGGCATGCCTAATGAGTCAAGCGTGTATGCGCGGGAAGGCAGCGCAGCGCATGAAATCGGGGAAATGGCCCTTCGCTCCGGTCATGACGCTGCGCATTACATCGGTACGAAACTGGTAAAATATCCTGAAATTAAAGTCGATGCGACGCTATGCGCAGCGGTTCAGGAATACCTGGACATGGTGCGCGGCGAAATCGCCAATTATGAAATGTTCGGATTCGACGATCATGAAATGGGCGTTGAGATACGCTTCGACCTCACGCATATCGACCCGGATATGTTCGGGACTTGCGATTGCGTGCTTTACTTCCCTGCATGGAAGTATCTGGTTGTTATAGATTATAAGCATGGTTGGGCATCGGTCCCAGTGGAGCGTAACCGGCAGACCATGTATTACGCGCTAGGGGCCATCACCGGCAAGCACAACCGGGAAGTAGACTGCGTGGAGCTGGTGATCGTACAACCGCGCTCCGGCAAGAACACGATGGTAAAACGCTGGAGCTGCGACGCGCAGGAAGTGATGGCTTTCAAAGATGAGTTGTTAGCCGCTGCGGCTGAAACGCGGCAACCACGGGCGGAGTTACGGCCCGGTGAATGGTGTAAATTCTGCCCCGCCGCGCCGGTTTGTACGACACTGGCCCAACGTATAGAGGAGTTAGTCATGCTTGAACAAGATCCGATTGAAGGAATTAAATTGCCCGATCCAGATAAAATACCGTTCGAGAAATTGAAACCGGTATGGGAGCACGCTTCCATGATTGAAGCATGGATAAAAAACGTAAAGTCCTATTGCCACCAGCAAGCAGTCGCCGGAAACCTGCTGCCGGGGACGAAACTGGTGGGGGGACGCTCGAACCGTGAATGGAAAGACGAAGCGGAAGCGATGAAAAGTTTGCAAGGTATGAAATCCATAGGCGAAATCGAAGGTGATATTTTCATCACTAAGCTCAAATCCCCGGCGCAGGTCGAAGCTTTACTGCCAAAGAAATTCCGCAACGTGATCGCCGGGCTATGGGCGAAGGGACGAGGCGCGTTGACGCTGGTTCCCGACACCGATCCAAGGCTGGGAGCCAAGACGGACGTTATGACAGAATTCTCCTAAAGGAGATTAGGGGCCGCGCCTTACTGCGGCAAACTGAAACTAAGGAACCTAACTTATGCTAGACCTGGCAACGATTGATCCTAAGCTCCTGATTACCCGCAAAGCCAATAACGGCAACAACGTCGTAGTATTTGGTCGTATGTCATGGCCGAAACTGTTTACAGCGAGCGTGAACAAAGCCGACCTCGGCAAAGAGAACGCGCAGAAAAAGTACAGTTTGAATTTGCTCATCCCGCCATCCGCAGATCTTAAATACCTGAAAGAACGCTGCCAGGAAGTGGCTAAAGAACGCTGGGGCGATAAGCTCGCTACCATGAAACTGAAGACTCCGTTCCTCAAAGCCGAAGATTATAAATACGAAGGCCATCTCCCCGGCTGGACATATTTGCGGCTGAGCGCAATTTCTAAACCGCAAGTAGTCGAGGCAAAGGATGGCGCATTGATCCGCATCAATGAGGACGATCCTGAAATCGTCTATAGCGGGCGCTGGGCGCAAGTGACGGTCAACCCGTTTGCCTACCCAAAAGCCGGGGCGCAAAGCCTCGGCAATAACGGTGTCAGCATCGGTCTGAACAACGTGTTGCTGCTTAACCATGATGAAGGTCTGGGCGGTCGCATGAAAGCCGAGGACGAATTTGAAGCGGTCGATGTTCCTGCCGGGGCGACTACTGTGAATGATTTATTCTAATGCTTGACCCGGACGATTTTATTGATCCGGCCAAAGCCGCCGAGATCGCTGATCTGGATAAGCTTCTGTCGAAGCTGCTGGATTGCGATCTCAGCGATTGGGATCAGGATTTTGTCGATGATATGGTGAAAAAACTCGGCAAGTTCGATAACCGTATCGTCATAACCCCGCGCCAGTGGGAACAACTTGAACGTATGAGGAGTAAGTACAATGCCTAAAGAAAAAATAGCTAAAAAAGGCCACAATCAAGCCTGTGGAATCGCTGTCGAACAGCTCACCAGCATCATCGACCGTATCGAAAACCTGCTGGAAGAAAAATCCGGCATTCTCGCAGACATACGCGATATTTGCTCGGAAGCCAAGGGCAACGGGTTTGACGTGCGCGCCATCAAGGAATGCATCAAGCAACGCGCCATGGATGCGCAGGAACGAGAAGAACGCGAAAGCGTACTCGATACCTACCGCATGGCGTTAGGGCTGATTCCTGAAATGGATGACGTGGTGTGATTCTCGAATTTAATAAGCGCTTTTTCGACCGCATTGATGGTATCGGCAGCGGGCTTACTACCCGTTTTGTCCCACCGCCATGCGGTCGAGAACTCGATCCCCGCCCTGTCGCAAAGATCACTAAGAGGGACGTCCAGATGGTTGAGGCGTTTCATGACCGCTTTATAAAAGAGTTTGCCGTCATGGGCATAAGCGAACAGTGGGCTGGCAGTCTTCATTTACTCACCTTTCTTGCGTACACGCAATTTTTATGGTTGACTTATCCTTCAGGATGGTTTTATAGTAATTGCATAGACGCAATAAGTCAACAGGAACAAAACAAATGCGAACCGTCGAAGAAATAGTCAAAGAGGCCAATAGCAAAGGGCTGACGCTTTCCAATTTGTTCCAGCTCACAACGCTGGGCGGAACGGTTACGCAGCCATCCCGCCCGACCGGTGAATGGCAGGCCAATTTCCACCATGCGACCGGCTGGTACGATTATGGGCGCGGGGATTCGATGCTCGAAGCGCTGGAGGACGCATTGCTACGCTGCAAAGGCACTAAAGGCCCGGAGAACAGGCCGATACCTAAAACAGTAAAAGCGGTCGAAACCACTACGGATTTGGACGATTTGATATGAGCATGAGTCTTGACTTTGAAACCCGCTCCGAAGCCGATCTCAAAGCCGTCGGCGCGCATGCGTATTTCGAGCACCCCAGCACTACCATACTATGCGTCGCTTATGCTTTCGATGACGAAGATCCGAAGCTGTGGATTGCGCATGAAGCAAATGCTTTCCCTCCCGATCTGATTGCCTACGCCAAAACAGGCGGCGTTATAGCGGCATGGAACGCGGCGTTCGAGCGGTTGGCATGGCGCAGCATTATGCAAACGAGATGGGGTTTTGTTCCTATCGCGGATGACCGCTGGCAGTGCACCATGACGGAAGCGTTGTCGATGAACATGCCAGCGGCGTTAAAGGCCGCTGCACCGGCTTTTGGCCTCGAAGTTGTTAAAGACGATGTAGGCCACCGACTCATGATGAAAATGTGCAAGCCAAGAAAACCGCGCAAAGATGAAGACCAGAACGCGGTCCTCTGGCATGAAAAGCCGGAGGATTTATTCCGCCTGGGCCAATATTGCTTGCAGGACGTTCGCGTTGAGCGCGAAATAAGGAAGCGCGTCCTACGGTTGCGCCCTTCTGAGCAGGAGTTGTATCTATTGGATATGAAGATTAACGACCGTGGCGTGTTTATTGATAAGAAACTGTGCCAGGCCGCTGAGCGCATCGTAGAAACGACTACCCGCCGCTTAGACGACGAAATGAAACGCGTCACTGCTGGCGCGGTCGGGGCGTGCTCCAATGTGGTGCGGCTTGTCCAGTGGCTTAAAAGCAAAGGCGTGGAGACAGACAGCGTAGACGGGGAAAGCGTTGAAGATTTGCTGATACTCGAATTGCCGGATGATTGTCGGCGCGCTTTAGAACTGCGGCAGGAAGGTTCAAAAACCTCCACGGCTAAGATTGGATCTATGCTGAAGCGCCAGCAGGCAGATGGCCGGATGCGGGGCAACCTGCAATTCTACGGCGCTTCCGCCACCGGGCGCTGGGCAGCACGCGGCACGCAATTGCAGAATTTGTCGCGGCCCCAGATACTCGGTGGCGAGTCAATGAAAGAAACGCCTCTGGAAGACCAGATACGAAGCGCTATAGCTTGTGTCATGGGCAGCAGCAGTATGGTCGTAGAATTGGTGTATGGCAGGCCGCTTACGCTCATATCCGATCTGCTAAGGAGCATGATATGCGCTCCGTGTTAAGGTCATCCGATTTTAGCAATATCGAAGGACGCTGCGCCGCATGGCTGGCCGGTCAGGATGATAAGCTTGCCGCTTTCCGGGCGTATGACGAAGGCGCCGGGCCGGATTTGTACCTGATCCAGGCTGCGGCTATTTATAACGTTCCTGTCGCGGAGGCCAGGCCCTATCGTCAGGTCGGGAAAGTTGCAGAACTCGCTTTAGGGTACCAGGGCGGCCCCCGCGCCTTTGCCAAAATGGCCAAAAACAGGGGTGTCCGTATCGGTCAATTATTCGAAGGCATATGGGAAAACGCGGCGTATGAATTTAAGAACGAGGCAGTAGTAGCATGGGACGACCGGGGCAGAAAAACAGGCATGGATAAAGAGGCATGGCTGGCGTCGGAAGTGATTAAGCTGGCGTGGCGCGATAAGAACGACCGCATTACTGATTACTGGAAAATTGTCGAGGACGCCGCGCTTGAAGCCGTTAAACGCAAAGGCGCCATTGTCGAAGCGTACAAAGTGAAATTCCGCTATGTCGGTAGTTTTCTGTTTTGCAGGCTACCCTCGGGACGGGCACTCACTTACCCTTATCCGCACCTGAAAGAAAAAGAAACGCCATGGGGCGAAATGCGGAGTCAGGTTACATATAAGGCGGTAGACCAGTTTACTAAAAAATGGGGCGATAAAACCGGGTATGGGGGTTTATTCTTTGAGAATCTATGCCAGGCTGTATCGCGGGATATTATGGCCGAAGCGATGTTGCGGCTGGACGATGCGGGGTATAATATCGTTCTGACGGTGCATGATGAAATAATCACTGAAGATGCAGTGGATTTTGGTTCGATGGACGAATTTAATGAGATCATGACCGAAGTACCCGCATGGGCAACCGGCTTTCCGATCAGCGTAGGCGGGTGGGAAGGCGAGAGATACAGAAAGGCGTGAGCATGAACTGGCAAACCAGAGTAGCGAATTTTCAGATAGGTGACACCGTGCAGTACCGCACGGAAAGCCGGGATTTTACCGGTACAGTCATCGGGTTTGAAGCTTTGCCTTCGCGCCGGGTAAGCGTTGAATGGGACATAAAAGACATGCTACTGCCGCAATACACGGATGCCAGCAATCTGGTGAAAATGGAGCAGCCACCGCAACCAACTGAGATTATCCGCTCACCTAACAGACCAACCATAAGATAACGCTAATTTTAACAAAGGAGGACAATATGAATTTAGATGACCTGACTATAGGAGACGCTAAGGAATTGGCAAAATTATTCGGCAACTACAACCAAAGCGATAATACAAAACACCCGTTCATTGGCAAGTATTGCATCGTCAGAACCTTTAGCGCAGGCGTTCACATTGGGGTTGTCAAAGAGGTTTATCCGGCATTGCAAGGAAGTGATGTCGTTTTTGAAAGTTCGAGACGGCTTTGGAAATGGGAAGGCGGATTTACATTATCGGAAGTCGCAAATAATGGTGTAAAAAGCAATAGCCGTGTAGCCGAAGAAATAAAAGGTAATATGGTTACGGGAGCGAACGAGTTTCTATCAGTTTCGGATAAGGCAAAAAAGACAATAGAGGCTTGCAATGAAAAATAGGATTTATTCTATTAACGGCTCCGGCGACGGCGACGGCTCCGGCTCCGGCTACGGCGACGGCTCCGGCTCCGGCGACGGCGACGGCTCCGGCTCCGGCTCCGGCTACGGCGACGGCTACGGCGACGGCTACGGCGACGGCTACGGCGACGGCTCCGGCTACGGCGACGGCTACGGCGACGGCTCCGGCTACGGCGACGGCTCCGGCTCCGGCGACGGCTCCGGCTACGGCGACGGCTCCGGCTCCGGCGGTTAACTGATAAGGGGGATGTGACATGCTAAGAGAACAATTCACCACTGTCAGGATACCTTATCGCGGCTATGGCGTGATTTTAGGGCGCACTATTGAGAAGTTCCCGACTTATTTAGTCAGGTTCGATGATGGTGATTCGCGCTGGCTGGAAGATAGTCAGGTATGCGACGATGAACGCGACGACGCGCCTATTTACCATATGGAAAAGGTCAGGGATGTTGCGGACAATATCGTGCTGTGGGAGATCATTTCGCATGAAAACAAAGCGGGGTTGAGATTGGTAAAATGAACCCATGGATTCGCAACAATCTTGAAATGGTATGTTGGGTAACGGTGCTGGCAATCGCCGCAGCCGGTGCGCTGGATTATTGGGTGGAAGCGGTGAAGCGGCAGGAAAGACGGCAGATGGGTAATCGCAAGTAATTTGTAGTAAATGTTCAGGAGTGATGTGATGGAAAAGCAAACGGTGACGGCTACAGTATTTATTCCCCCTCGCGGACAACGCAAGGAAATAGAGATTTCAAAGGTGCTTCCTGATGACGCCGCATACATCAACAGTAAGGGCATAAAGGTGTCATTAGAAGAGTTAATGACCGGCGATACCGTAATCTATTTTGATGATGGAACGACTGTAAGCGAAGAGGATGACGATACGCCAGATGAAATCATCATCATCTCACACGGCGGGCAGAAGTCTTGCGAGGACTGCTTCAATGAGGGCGTTGCATTACTCAAGAAACGCGAAGCTCACCCATCGAGGGATAGGGTGGATACAACTAAAGAAGAATTTTTATATGAGGATTAACAGTGTGTAGGAAAGCCCGGTATTCCGCCAGACCTGGACTCTGGAGATCGTAGATTCAAATCCTACCACACTGACCACAAAGAAAGAGAGAGTATGGAATTTTTAGGCAAAGAGAATGTACCGATCATGGGCTGGACAAAGGGTGTCCAAGTCGAGGATGTGGCATTAGAGCAGTTAAAAAACGTAGCACGGATGCCGTTCATTCATAAGCATGTAGCCGTCATGCCGGATGTGCATTGGGGCATGGGCGCTACCGTAGGCTCCGTCATCCCTGCTGTGGGTGCAATTATCCCTGCTGCTGTGGGTGTTGATATTGGCTGCGGCATGATGGCTGTCCGCACGAATCTCAAGGCAAGCGACTTGCCAGATAATCTTTTCGATATTCGTTCCAAGATTGAGGCGGCTGTTCCCCATGGGCGCTCCGATAATGGCGGCGTTAATGATACGGGCGCTCATAGGGATCATCTGCAATTGCCAAATAAATTGCAGGAAAGGCTCCATGTCATTGTCGGAAAGCATACGGCGCTTGGAAAAGCCAAAGAAAGGGCGGGCAATCATCTTGGTACTCTAGGGACGGGCAACCATTTCATTGAGATGTGCCTTGATGAAAGCGATGACGTTTGGGTAATGCTGCACTCTGGCTCACGCGGTATCGGCAACAAGATCGGGACGTATTTTATCGAGAAAGCCAAGGAGGATATGCGCCGTTACTTCATCAATCTTCCTGATGGTGACTTAGCCTATATCCCCGAAGGCTCCAAGCTTTTTGACGACTATATGGAGGCTATCGACTGGGCGCAGGAATTCGCCATGGAGAACCGCAAAGCCATGATGAAGACGGTCATCACCATATTGAACAATGAGTTTAAGCGGAATGTTGTGAGTGTTGACAGCGAAGTGGCCGTGAATTGTCACCATAACTATGTCAGCCGTGAAAAGCATTTTGGCAAAGAGGTTCTGCTAACTCGCAAGGGTGCTGTATCGGCCAAAAAAGGTGAGCTTGGCATCATCCCCGGCAGCATGGGGGCTAAGTCCTTCATCGTGCGCGGCAAGGGGAATCGTGAGTCCTTCTGCTCATGCAGCCATGGCGCAGGCCGCAAGATGAGCCGCACAGAGGCAGGGAAACGCATTAGCGTTGAGGATCATATCGCCGCCACTGTTGGCGTTGAATGCCGCAAGGATGCCTCGGTGTTGGATGAAAGCCCCGCTGCTTACAAGGACATTGATGCGGTTATGAAGGCACAGGAAGAATTAGTCGAAATCGTCCATACGCTCAAGCAAGTAATCTGCGTCAAGGGCTAACAACAAAGGGTTGAAACGACATGGTTGATGAAATCGAGGTAAAGAGAGTGCCGCTATACTTTAGAGACCCGGAAGTTGGCACCAAGCTTTATGTGTGGGGAACGGTCACTACGCAGATAATGACGAAAGAGGAATACATGGAATTATTTGGGGATGTCTCAACACCGGCACCAGAGGAGAAGGAGTGATGAAAATAGACCGATTCACTATCCAGCGCGCTCAAGCCCTGAATAACTTTCAACCGGGTGGAAAGGATTACTGGATTGTATACATCCACGGCGATGAGAAAAAGCCCTGTTTATTTGAAACACTGGATGCAGCATTCAAATGGATAAACGATTTGGCTAGCCCAACGCCTATTCAATACCGTCAGATAAAGTCTATGGAGGAAACGTGGCAGAACAACTGATAGACCGGATAACCGTTTGGCTATTCAAGCATGGCATTAAAGGCAAGCCGTGCTGGATGTGTAGTTTTTATAAAGCATCTCATATACAGCCAGAGTTAGAATTCGATATGGAAAGCTATCCTTGTGCTGAATACATGCAACTGAAAGCGAGTTTTCACCATGACTAAAAACGACACGAACGCCAGCGCACGAATAGTAACTGGTTTTGATCCAGCCTCCCATGAGGGGGATATTTCAGTATTGACGTTCCTTAAGGGAGATAAGGTTTTGGGCAATCTTACGGGCGAAGCTGCTGAATATGTGCATCATGCGCTAATACAGCTTGAAGCCGAATTGAAATGGAGGCGAGACAATGACACGGATTGACCAATCGCTGATCGAGGCAATATTGCACGGCCTTTACGAGACCTTTGATGGATCGCATCCGGCATGGCAAGCCGAACAACGCGCCAAGCTTGGGGTCATCATCCGCCAGCACGAACAAAGCCAAGCCTGTGCCGAGATAGCGGCGGCATTGCCAACAGAGCCTACGCATAAGCCCGAACAGCCTTACGATTCCATTATAAAATACGTCAATACTGAGGGGGATGCCGCTACCCGCAAGGATGAGGCCGCGCAAGCGTTGGAATCATCCCCCACCAGCGATGTCGATGAGGACGTTCTTCTGAAGACGCTCGAACGGCTGCTGGAACGCCCGCAGCATCCTTCCAATGCGGCTTATGGCGTGCTCAGGGCGATCCGTCCCTATCTCCGCACACCTGAGCCGGGGTCATGTGATGATGAAGGCTGTCCCCATTACAATACGCCGCATTCGCATGGAAAGTCATCCGACCAGCCGGTTGATTGCGCTAAGGCTATAGAGGCATTTGAAAGTGCGTTTGAATGGATGTGTCCCGAAGATGC